TATCAAATCAGCACCGTCGTGATCACCAAGCCTGAGATAGTTGCGGTTGGCGGAGACCGGAGAACCATAATGATCGAGAGAGACAGAGATATTAAGGCCGGATTAACGATAATCGCCGCATCCGAGAGATTCGCGTGGCAGGTCTTGAGAGCCGACGCCGTTTACATCCTCCAGAACGTCCTAAGCCAGTAAATCGACTAAACCAATAGCATCCCCGCAATCTTCCTAAACCTAGCTTAGAGTTTTTTATCCTGTTTTTCTAACCCACTACTCAACCCCGCCCTCCTCATTTTTTCTCTTTCACGATACCAATATTGATAGGATCTGGATTTCACGGTGGCCACAAATCGAGTATAAGCCTTGGCTATCCGCTTAGCGCACATTATGCAGACCGACAGGTTCTCAGTTTTTCCCTCTCTCGGAATCGGGATAGACAAGCATAAATGCCTATTTGAGCCGCATATATCGCATTCAGCATATTCGGGTGAGGGATGATCATAGCGAGTCATTCTCAAACTGTTAAAAGTTTTGATATTAGTTAAAGCCATGAAATACGCTTCGATTAAAGATCTGAGAACCTATCTCGGATTCCATCCCATCAAGGTCGAAAACGAGAGCCTACAAGGCGTCGTGGACGGCTCTAACCGTGAATTCTATACCCAGAACAAGCCCTTAGTTGATTTCGATTACGATGGCGAGATAGTTGATGATGTTAAGGTTCTCGTGAACGGGGCTGAGGCCACGATAGAGAGCATAGACGAGGAGACCGGTAAAATCGTCTTGGCCTCAGCTCCAGAAGTCGGCTCAACAGTTGTGGCCACCTATTATTGGCATCCTTTCGGAGATTCCGAGCTTCAGATGGTGATAGAGGCCGCTGAATCCGAGATCGATAATGAATGTGGTCGAAGCTTCGAGGCTCAGGAGAGAACAGAGCGGATCTTGATGACTCGGGGAAACGTTTTCCATGTCTCATATACGCCGATCATCTCGATAAGCGAAGTCGTGATAGAGGATATAACGGGAAAGCAGGTTGATACCCTCAGCTCAGATGAATATGAAGTTCTCGTGGCCGGCTCCGGCCTAGTTAGACTCAAAAACTATTACGCCGGCTTAACCTCCCCGCCTTGGTATCTTCCCTCAAGATTCTATGTGAAAATCACCTATATGGGAGGCTATCAAGCTATCCCAAGCATAATCAAGGAGGCCACGATCCTAATCGCATCATATCAACTCTTAACTAAGATCGCCCACTTGATCACATCTGAGCCAGAATATCAGGGAAAGATCTCTGTGGCCTTCAAGAAGCCATCAGAATTGACCGATAGATTAGAGTATCTGAGATCTGAGGTTGAGCGAGTTAAGGCCATGCTTCCAAAACGGATAGAGGTGGTCTAAGATGACTCTTACACAAGTGATGGAAAATCTCACAAATATTCTCAAACAAGTCACGAACATACCGGTTAAAACCGCTTGGATAAGCCCGAATGACAATATCCCTCTCATAACGATAATTCAATTCGGCGGAGGCTCCGAAATCATGGCCTTAACCAATCGGCAACTGAGAACCTATGAATTTCAACTCGATATATGGGCTAAATCTGCTAAACAGAGAGACCAGATCGCCGAACAAGTCATGGAAGTCTTGCTCAAGAATTGGAGAGAAAATTATCAAAATTATGGTTGGTGGGCTGTCCACGTCTATCGATCCCTCGACATTGAGGAAGAGGGCGTGTTCAGGAAGACTATGATAGTGACCATAAAGGAGGTGGTCGCCTAATATGTGCATCTATCGCATAAAAATCAAGGGCAAATATTATTGTGGCAAGCGGATACCTCTCGAATGCAAACCTGAAGTATGCCCCTTTGGAGAGAAGCGATGGCAAGTCTTAGTCAAGAAGGATAGAGGAGATAAGGCGAAACATTACTGGGTCTGCAAGAAGAGTGGAGAGGTTGAGCGGATAGAGGATGTCGAGGAGGCGGTTAAGCGGGTAAAGCAGGGAGAGGGAAGCTATGTATGCCGAGCCATGACCTTTCGCTTTGTCGGAAGAAGGCGGAAAAAGGGGAAACGGAAGCCGAGAGAAGGAACCTTTGAGGATGGGAAGCGGTTAACTAGATGGGCTGATGTTCAACTCGAGGGGGAACTTGGTAGGGGAGCCGAGATAGCGATAATAGACTCAGGTGCAAGCGACGATGTCCCATCCGGAATCAAAATCTCTCTTCACGAGGCTTCAATCCTTGATCCGGAAGCTCATGGCGAATACATACATCAAATCATCTTCGACTTGATACCGAAGGCCAAGATTCACATCATTCAAGTTCTGGGAGAAGAGATTCCAGACTATCTCTTAATCACAGCCCTCCAGAAATGCATAGACCTCGGGGTTCACGCCATTAATTTCAGCATTCAAGGAGAAGAATGGAGTGATGGATGTGATCCACTCAGCCTATACGTCGATTACCTCGCGAAAAAGAAGAAAATACCCGTAGTCGTGGCGGCTGGAAACGGGGGACCAAGCCTATTATCCATAGGATCGCCGGGTGCGGCTCGACATGCGATAACGGTTGGAGCAACTAATGCACATGGAAAGTTATGTAGATTTTCTAGCCGTGGCCCTACACTAGATGGAAGATTTAAACCGGATCTCGTTGCTCCAGGTCAATTCTATTATGATGGAGATTGTTTAAAGGGGACGAGTTTTGCGGTTCCTTGGGTCAGTTCAGCCGCCGCTGTCTTAAATCGGGATCTGGATTCTGCAATAGCAACTCGAAGGATTTTACACCTTACAGCTAAACCTATTCCCATCGATTATGAGAAAGAACGGGTCTTGATTTTCAAGAAGAGAAAAGAAAGTCAATTGATCAAAAAATTCATCAAAGCTTTCACAGAAGCGTGGCCTGTAATACTCGATCCCCGCAACCTTCATGGAGCTGGAATGCTTGACGTCAAGGCGGCCATAGACATGAAAGATGAATTTGTCTCGGAGTTAGTCTCAACCTCATAAAAGAGACACTGTTTCTCGGAGATATGAGCGAAACCTTCATAGTCCGTAAGCTTTACTATGGAGAGGAATCCAGTTATGGTGAAGCCGCATCTCCAACCGATGTTCTAGGACTAGCCAGAACTTGGAATGCCAATCCTGAAATGGTGAGAGAAGACGTTCGTCTCGGCGACCGAGTATATCATAGTCGTCTTCCACTCGGATTTAATTTCGCTCCATCAATTGAGCTTCTGCCCTTAACAGGAAAGTTTCTGAAATACATTCTCGGAAGCGTAACAGATAGCGGAACTGAAGCACCATACACTCATACGATAACAGTCGGAAGTTCCCTGAAATCTTTGACAGTTGAGGCGGCTAGAATAGGAGCGAGTGGAGTCGCTGAGAGAGCTCTAGGTCTTCTAATCGATTCTGCAGAAATCTCAGTTGAAACTGATGGCCTACTAACCGTTTCACTAGATTGTAGGGCTAAGCAGGTAGAGGTCGTTGATCCATATACTGATCCCGCAATATCGCCTCCAAGCAAAGACCCATACAAGTTCAAGGATATGACTTTCTCAGTTGATGAGACGACTTATGCGATTATCACCAGCGCCAGAATAAGCTTGAACAATAATCTTCAGGAGAAGCCGAGGAGCGGAGATTACATTTCAGGATTCGTTTTGGCTGGAGCCGAATATGAGGCCGAGGTCGAGTTATTATTCGAGGATTATACATTCTTCACCAAGATGCTCAATAAGGCTACTGGAAATGTTGAATTGAAGTTTGCGAGAACCGCAGACGACTATATCTTATTCAAGTTGAATAATTGCCTATTTGAATGGGAATCTGAGATACCTTTTGAAGGTGACTTAATAACTCAAACCATTAGATTATATCCGAAGAGTATTGAAGTTGAGGTCAAAGATGATATAGCGAGCTATTAGAAATGAAGATAGAAGTTGTCGTTGATTTCAGTCAATTCGATAAGGCGATAAACGATGCCTTAGCCAAAATGAGGATGAAGATCATCAAAGCGTTAACCGAGGCCACGATAGAGGCTTACGTGACCGCAAAATCAATTGTTCCCGTGAGAACCGGATTATTGAGATCAAGCATCCACATGGAGAAAGTCTCACCTTTCGAGCATAAGGTCGTGGCTGGATCTGAGGTGAAGGGTAGAGGAAAACCCTATTATGCTCCATTCGTGGAATATGGCACAAGGAAAATGAGGCCAAGGCCATATATGAAGCCGGGTGCGGAAAAAGCAGTTGAGGTCTTGAAGCGAGAACTTTAGTCTCTCACATTTTTTATCGTTTGATCTATGGTTCAGGTATGAGCGTTGAGAAGGTAAAGAAAATAGCATCTGAAGCGTCTAAGGAAAGACTTTTCCTGAAAGTGAAAGAAGTGAAAATTGGAGAAAAAACATATCGTATTCGGAGGCCGAGTCGGGCTGAGATGTATAGTTCTGGTCTTCAATTGATGTCTAATCTATATGATGATTTGAGGAATATGATTAACCATGAAACCGATCTTGAGAAAAGGAAGAAACTCTGGGAAGAATTCATGAAACTTCAATATGATTATGAACGGAAGCTTCTTTTAACATGTGTTGAAGGCATGACTGAGGAAGAGCTGGAGAAGATGGATTACGGCGAATATTATGCCCTCGTGAATCAAGTCGTGGACTTCATTTTTTTAAGTCCTATCCGAGAATTATTGGGGCGGCGAGGCTCGCTAAAAGAGCCTACCCCGACTATCTAGTTGAGCATCTATTAGCCGAGCATTACGGCTGGAGCCATGAGGATATCATGAAATTAACCGAGCATGAGATGGCATATTATCTCGCAACCTATATCATCCATGATGTAGAGCCGGCTCGGAAAGCGGAGAAACAGTCTCGAAGTAATAAATCTAAAAAACATTTCCGCAGACGATAGAGAATGCCTGAGCTGGGAACCTATACAGTTACAATTCTGCTTAAGGCGCAGGAGCAGATTAGCGGAGCCGTTGCTAAAGCCACTTCTGCGATGAAGAAAATGGAAGGAGTAACGGGCAAGCTTTCTAATGCTCTATCCGGTTTAGGAAAGATCGTCGGCGGCGTCATAGGAGGCTTAATCGGTTTCGAGATGCTTCATCGAGTTACTTCTGCAATTAAGGAAGGGATTTCGAAATTTGCGGAATTCGAGAAATCAATGAGAATCTTGGCGGTTGTATCTCGTGAAGCCGGGCAAGATATCAAAACCTTGGCGTCGAGATATATGAAGGTGGCCTCGGAAGCGGCGGATAGATTCGGTCTATCAGTTATGGATACAAGTCGGGCTTTAGATAGCTTGGTGAGAGCGGGATTATCAAGCTCAGATGCCATTAAGGCGTTGAATTCGACCTTGGAGATAGCGATAAGTGAAGGGGTTGATGCGGCTCAGGTTGCAGATATCATGGCCTCAACCTTAGCCCAATTCGCCTTAAATGCAGATGAAGCAGAAAGGGTTGCGGATGCTTTGACGAATGCGGCGGCCATAGGAGTTTCAACCATGACTCAATATGCGACCGGCCTCTCATATTGTGGAGCCGTTGCCCACCAGCTCGGCCTAAATCTAGAGGATACTTTAACGGCCTTGGTGATGGTCGACGCCTCGATCAAGGATGCGACTAAATCGGGTAGATATTTGCAGGCCATGCTGTCGGCGATGGCCTCGAAATCTAAGGATCTGGGATTCGCAATTTATGATGTAAATGGAAAAATGCTGGATTTCGGTGAGATCATTAAACGCCTATATCAGCATCTCCAGACGTTTAGAACAGAACAAGAGAGAAACGCATATCTTTTCAGGATCTTCGGAGAACAAGGAGCGAGGGCGGTTGCCGCAATAATCACATATTTGGATAAGGCGGTTAAATCAGGTAAAGATCTGGATCAGGCTTGGAAAGATTTACTGGAGACGATAGGGAAAACTGGAACCGCAAGCGAGGTCGCTGGAGAAGCACTTGATACCTTAGCTGGAAAACTTGACAGGCTGAATAGAGGAGTTGAGAAACTCAAAATCGGATTGGGTAAGGCTTTAGCCCCCGTGATCATCTCTCTCGGAGATGCG